AATCAGAGAGTTGTTCAACTACGACCCCATCCCGAATGGGGATGTAGCAGTCATAAGAGGGGAATACTACTCCCTCGATGATAAAACTGGACAGGAAGGAGAAGCCAATGAGCAAGACAATTCAACAGAAACTGAATGAGGGTAGAGAATACCGTGACCTGATGCTCGCAATCGTCGAGACACCTGACGAAGAGTACAAGGTCGAAGGGTTCGCCACTACCTATGACAAACCATATCATCTGTACAACATGCAGGAAGATGACGGCTACACCTACGAGGTGCAGGAGCAAGTCCTCCGCAGTGCCTTCGATAGCACTGATCTGGACGACGTCATCATGCAGTACAACCATGAAGGTCGGGTCTTCGCCCGTACCTCAAACGAGACTCTCAAACTTGACAAGGACAACGATGAGGGTCTTTTCATTTCCGCCGACCTAGGCGGAACCACCATCGGACGTCAACTTTTTGAGGAAATCAAAGGCGGATATACCACGAAGATGTCCTTCGGCTTCACAGTCAAGGAAGACAGTTTCGAGAGAGTATCTCAAGACGAAACTGGCGAAGTCTGGATGAGAACCATCAAGGGCATCGGCAAGGTTTATGACGTTTCTGCGGTTTCCTTACCAGCCAACGACATGACCTCAATCTCGGCAAGGGCTTTCTGTGACGGAGTGATCAAGGAAGCAGAGGCGGAGAGACTTCAAGCCAAGGAAGAGGAAAGACGTGCTCTGGAGAGAGAGCAGAAAAAGGCTGAACTGGTTGAACGTATAAAGGCATTGAAAGGAGAAAGTAAATGAACATTGAGAACATGGACTTCGAACAGGTAGAGCAGAGAAGTGCTGAACTCGAAGCAAAACTGTCCGAAGACAATGCCGACTTCGATGCCATTGAAACTGAAATCAAGGCACTCGAAGAAAGAAAAGCCGTCCTCAACCGTGAGGTTGAAGAACGCAAGGCTATGGTTCAGGATGTCCTGACCAATGCCAAGACCATCGAAACTTTTACCAAAGAGGAGGTACACAAAAAGATGGAATTAAGAGAATTAAGAAACACCCCCGAATATATCGATGCTTTTGCTGAATATATCAAGGGAAACAAGAAAGAGATGAGAACTCTCTTAACTGAAAATGCCGTCATCGGTGGTGGTGGCGAAGAAGAAGCAACCACTGGTGACATCGCAGTTCCTTCAATCGTCGAGGATCGTATCTGGACTGACTGGATGAACACTCCCTTACTGGCTAGAATCCGTAAGGTCTACGTCAAGGGAAACTACCGTGTAGGTTATGAAGCCTCTGCTTCTGGTGCCGTTATTCACAAAGAAGGCACCGATGCACCGAAAGAAGAAGAACTGTCAATCCAGTACATCGACTTCATCAGTGAATATCTGAAGAAGTGGATTAAGGTCAGTGACACTGTTCTGGCTTTAAGAGGACAGGCCTTCCTGGACTACATTTTTGACGAGTTCGGTCATCAGATTGCTCTGGCACTGGAAAACTACATCGTTGCTGAAATCATCGCCTCTAACCTGACTCCGAAGGTCACTGTTTCCGCCATGGATAGCAAGACCGTTCTGGCTGGCATCGCTCGTTTAAGTGACGAAGCCATCAACCCTGTCGCAATCATGAGCAAGTCAACCTATGCCACCATCGCTGGTGAAAGAACCACTGCTGGTGCCAGAATTGAAAATCCGTTCGAAGGTCTGGAAGTCTTATTCAATAACACCGTTACTGGTGTATTAGTCGGTGACCTCGATGGTGTAGTAGCCAACTTCCCTGACGGCATGGACTTCAAGTTCGTTGTCGACGAATACTCACTGGCTGAATATGACCTTGTCAAGATCATCGGCAAGTTACTGTTCAGTGCTCATCTGGTTCGCCCGAACGGCTTCGTTCAGGTTAAGACCGAATAATGAAGTACGAAGTTTTGGAAGATTGTGTTCTCTTCGTCAAGAAGGGGTCTGTAATCTTAACCGATGAATACCAGTACAGACTGGCTCAACGTCTTCTGAAGGAAATTCAGGAGAAACCAAAGAAAAAGAAAAAGGAGGACTAGGCGATGCTGGATGAAGTCAAACTTGCCTTGAGAATAACGACCGACCAGTTCGACGATGAACTGGGGATGCTGATTGAGTCTGCATATCTTGACTTGGGCATTGCTGGAGTGCTGACCGAGACAAAGGATAGCCTGATTAAACTGGCCGTCATCACATACGTCAAGATGCACTTCGGCAATCCCGACAACTATGACAGACTCAAACGGTCATATGATGAACAGAAAGCCCAACTGCAGATGGCTACTGGCTACACATCATGGAGGTCGAACTAATGGACAGGTCTGACGTCATCTTCTTGCTGACACCTGTCCGCACACAAGACTCCCTTGGGGTCTGGACAGTTCAAAACACCGAACGGCAGGTCTTTTGCGAAGTGTCATCGGTCAGTCAAAGTGAATGGTTTGAAGGCGGACGCAATGGGCTGAACCCTGAACTGCGGTTCCGCCTTTTCCGTTATGACTATCAAGGCGAGGACACCGTCAAATATCAGGGCGAATACTACACGATCTATCGAACATATATCGACAGAAACGAACTGATTGACCTGTACGTTGAGAAACGAAAGGGGTCTAATAATGGCCAAGGTTAAAGCCTTAAACCTTGAGAAAACCGTCATGAAGTTGCTGGATGAGTACGGCGAAGAAATCGGCAAGGATGTCGCAAGAGGCATTGAGACCGTATCACCGCAGGTACTCAACAAAATACAGTCGGCAAGTCCCAAAAGGACGGGTGACTATGCCAAAGGCTGGAGGGTCGAAACCAACACGGACGGGAAAGGGCGAGTGACATCGTTGATTTACAACGAAACAGACTGGCAACTGACCCACCTGCTGGAGAACGGCCATGCAAACCGCAACGGCGGAAAGACCAAGGGCAAGAAGCACATCGCACCCACCCAAAAGTGGGCGGAGAAGGAACTATACGAGGAGGTAGTAAAGAACATCAATGACTAGGCAAGAAATCGCAGACTTATTTTCTCCTGTTAATTTACCAACTACCTACGAGTTCTGGCCTATCGGAGAGGCTCCAGACCTTCCGTACATCTGTTATTACTTCCCCGACAGTGATGACTTCATGGCCGACAACGGAAACTTCGTCAAGATCAGACGGCTGAACATTGAACTGTACACCAGCACCAAGGACTTCACCCTCGAGGATACAGTCGAGGGAATACTTGAAGCAAACCATCTCGGATATGATAAGACATCACTCTATCTCGAGTCCGAGAAAATGTATCAGATACTTTACCAGACGGAGGTGCTAATAAATGGCTAACAAAGTAAAGTATGGCCTGTCCAATGTCTACTACTCCGTGGTCACTGAAACGTTCAAAAATGGTGAATACACCTACACCTATGCGACACCCGTTCCAATTAAGGGAGCCGTTAACCTTTCATTGACCGCCAACAGTGAGCAGACCACGTTCAGAGCCGATAATATCGACTACTTCGTCACCTATAGCAATAACGGCTACGAGGGCGACCTCGAAGTAGCCCTTATCCCTGACTCCTTCAAGATGGACATTCTGGGAGAACTGGAAGACACAAACGGTGTCGTCTATGAGAAAAACGATGCGAAGCCGCAGGCTTTCGCACTTCTCTTCCAGTTCGAGGGTGATGAAAAAGCAAGACGTCACGTCTTATACAACTGCAAGGCCTCAAGGCCTGCACTGGCATCCCAGACCACTGATACCACGATTGAACCCGTAACCGAAACCCTGTCCATTACTGCCACAGGACGTGCAGGCGACGGTTTAGTCAAGGCATCATCCAAGTGGGATGACAACACAACCACAGAATATACCAACTGGTTCACGCAGGTATATCAGCCTGTTATTCAATAACCAGAACATCAAGGGAGAAGCCGAGTGGGTTTCTCCCTTCTTTTCATAGGAGGAGAAACAATGGAAAAGACAATCAAGATCGGGAGCCTTGAGGTTCCCATGAAGGCAACGGCAAACACACCGAAGCAATACAGAGCCACATTCAACCGTGACCTGCTGATAGAGATGACGAAGTTCTACAATGCCCTCGGAAAGTCAGGAGAAGTCGGCAAAAATGCTGACATCTCGGTCATTGAGAACCTTGGCTACATCATGGCACGTCAGGCAGACCCGTCTATCGGTTCACAAGAAGAGTGGCTGGACAACTTTGGAGTCTTCGACCTCTACAATGCCATGTCGGAGATCGTCCAGTTATGGGGCGACTCCACCGTGACCACATCTGAAGCAAAAAAAAAGTAAGACCGACCGAGAGGGAGTACACAACAGGCCTCTATCTGTTGAGATGTACCGAACTCGGTCTTCACGATAACGACCTCGAGTCCCTGACCTATGGCATGGTCATCGACATGATGACAGAGAAGGGAAATGACGAGATCAAGTACAAAGAACTTGCGACGCAGGAAGACTTCGACAAGTTCTAGAAAGGAGAACTATGGCAACTGCAAAAGTGAGAGGTATCACCATCGAAATCGGTGCCGATACCAATCCGATTATAAATGCGTTTAAGACTACCCAGAAATCAATCAGTGAAACTGAAAAGAGCCTGAAAGACGTTGAAAAACTGCTGAAACTTGACCCTTCCAACGTCACCCTGTTGGAACAAAAACAGCAGTACCTGAACACGGCCATTGCCGAAACAAGGCAGTCCCTGAAACTGCAACAGGAAATGCTTTCACAGATGCCGACAGACTCGACAGGTGCTCTCTCCGAGGAATACATGGCACTCGAGAGAAACATCGAGGCGACAAAGGCAAAACTGGACGGCTACAACGTTTCCCTCACAGACACCCAGAACAAACTGATGGGGGTCGAACAGGAAACCAAAGACACTGGAGTCGCCTTTGATGAAACAGGAGCCAAGGCCAACACCTTCGCAGATGTCCTGAAAGCCAACCTCACGGCGGATGCCCTCAAAAGTCTCGGCACTGCCCTCGTGGATGCAGGGAAGAAACTCTGGGACATGGGTGTCGCCTCGGCATCATACGCAGATGATGTCCTGACACTATCTACGCAGTTCGGCATCGGTACTGATGCCCTGCAGGAATATATGTATATGTCGGAACTGACCGACACTTCTGTGGAAACCATCACAGGCAGTATCACTAAACTGACCAAGAACATGCAGTCTGCTTCTGAAGGCGGAAAAGGAGCCTCGGAAGCCTTCAAGAAGTTAGGCATCCAAGTCACCAACAGTGACGGCACCTTGCGAGACTCCACCGAGGTCTTCAACGAAGCCATCGGAGCCCTCGGCAAGATGGAGAACGGCACCGACAGGAACGCACTGGCGATGCAGATCTTCGGCAAGTCCGCCATGGACTTGAACCCGTTGATTGACGTTGGTGCTGAAGGTCTGGCCGCTTATGCAGAAGAAGCACACAATGTCGGATATGTTCTGGACAATGAAACACTCGAAAGTCTGGGCGAAACAGACGACCAGATGCAGAGAGCCAAGAAGGCGATTGAAGCCGTGAAGACACAGATCGGCACCTACTTGGCACCAATAGTCGCCAAGATCGCCGAAGCCTTCGCCAACTGGATGGCGACCGTCGACTGGAAGAAGGTCTCTGAAGTGGCAGGCACTGCTCTCGAGAAAATCGGTAAGGCAATAGGGTGGGTCATCGACAAGGTGTCGAGCCTTATCGACTGGATAAGGAAAGCGATTCAGTGGGTCAAAGACCTGTTCAACGGAGAGATCAAACTCCCCAAAATCAAACTGCCACACATTTCACTGACACCGAAGGGCTGGAAAATCGGCGACCTTCTGAAGGGCTCAATCCCGAAGATCGGCATCGAATGGTATGCCAAGGGCATGGAAGGCATGGTGCTGGATGGCCCGACCATCTTCGGCATGAATAAACAGGGACAACTGATGGCAGGCGGTGAAGCAGGTCGTGAGATCATCATCGGCGAGAACAACCTCAAGAGAGCCTTGGCTGGCGGAGGAACCACCATCAACATCGTGGTAAATGAGGCCACCAACGCAAGACAGACTGCGATGGAAGTATCTAACCAGATACAGAAACAGATGAACCAATACGGGAGGGCATGGCGATGAACTTCTTCACATTTAATGGGATAAACTCATATAACTTCGGATTGTTCGTAAATGCGAACACTTTCAACTCACCATCCAAGGAAGTCGAGACCTTTTCAGTTCCCGGCAGAAACGGTGACCTTGTAGTTTCAAATAATCGTTACGGAAACATCACGGCATCCTATGAGGTCGGCATTGTTTCGGACTTTGCAACAACCAGCCGAGACCTTGCAATGTGGTTGCTGGCGGATGCAGGGTACCACAGACTCGAGGACAGTATCTATCCCGACACTTACAGGATGGCAAGGTTCACGGGTGACCTAGAGTTCGCAGTCAATGCGTTATATGAAACAGGCTCGGCCGTTCTGACGTTCGATTGTCTGCCCCAGAGGTATCTGGTCAATAACACACCTCTGACATTTACGGCAGGAGAGACAAAGACCATCAACTCTTCCTACTTCACCGAGCCTCTGTACATCCTGCAGGGTGCTGGCACGGTGACGGTGAACGGGGTCACGATGACCTCAACCTCGGCAGTGACAATAGACTGCCAGAGGATGCAGTGCTACGAAGGCACCACAAACAAGAACAACGACGTCACTCTGGATGAGTTCCCTGTCCTGAAGGTTGGAAGCAACTCTGTCACTTCAACAGTGGCGATGGAATTAGTGCCGAACTACTGGAGGCTCTAATGGTTCCAATATTATTTACGAAGGATGCAACGGTCTTCACGACCAACGGCATCGGCAGACTGACCGATACTCTATCGTGTAGGGTCACCGAGGAACGGAACGGAGTCTATGAAATGGAGATGACCTACCTTGCAGGAGGCATCTTCTATGATCAGATAGACATCGGCTCCATTATCGTCTGCAAGCCTTTCGAAGACGGCACTCGGCAGGCTTTCAGGGTCTACAACATCACAAAACCACTGAACCAAGTGGTCACAATACAGGCAAACCACATCTCCTATGACCTGTCATACATCCCCGTCAGACCGTTCGGGGCGACAGGCATCACCGCCACCCTCACAGGCTTGAGGGCAAATGCGATGGAAGAGTGCCTCTTCTCTTTTGTCACTCACGGCATCGGCAACGAGGAAACGGCATACAACATGACCATCCCCAAGTCCATGAGAGCCTGCCTAGGTGGAACGCAAGGCTCCGTCCTTGACGTCTTCTCTGGCTCTGGTGGCATCGAATACTTGTGGGACAACTACACGGTCAACCTGTACCGCAACAGAGGCTCTGACACGGGCTTTCAGTTACGGTACGGGAAAAACATCACGGGGCTGGAATTGCAGAACAACGGGGCTGACATCTACACAGGAGTGGTTCCGTATTATGCAAACGAAGAGCAGAACATCGTCCTGATCGGGGCGACCCAGTATTCAACAGTGGCTCCGTTATATCCCTATAACCGCACGCAGATCGTGGACGTTTCGGGAGAGTTTTCGGCCACTCCCACTATCACGGAACTGAACGAGGCAGGGTACAAGATAGCACAGGCACAGGCAGGCCTCTTGCAGACGAACGTCAAGGTGAACTTCGTCGCCTTATGGCAGACGGAGAACTACAGAGATGTAGCACCACTTGAGAAGGTGAAACTCTGCGACACCGTGCGAGTGATAGTGCCAGACCTCGGCATTTCCTACTCGGCAAAGGTCATCAAGACCGTGTTCGATGTTCTGAAGGAAAGATACGAGTCCATCGAAATCGGGGACACTGCCTCATCCCTGTCAAAGACACTGGCAGGGCAAATTGGGGATGTTTCCTCACTGATTAACAGGCAGGATAAAATCGTCTCCTTCGTTCGACAGATTGACCTTGAGAACGGTGAGTTCCGTCAGACCATCTCCGAACAATATGAGAACCTCGACAGACAGGTCGATGGCCTCGACACCACGGTCAACGGTTCGGGTGGTCTGGTTGCCCAGATGACGGACATCCAGCAGAATGGAGCCAAGATAAGCCTGTCTGCAAGACAGGAAATCTTGCAAACTGCAAGCAATACCGCCAAGGGCTACGCAGATGACGTTCAGGGCAATCTTGATGACACAAACGAGAGAGTCACCTCACTGGAGACCACGATGTCAGTGACACCTCAAGGGGTCTCAATCAACCAAGGAACTGACGGCAACTATGTTCTGATCACGGATGCAGGGCTGAACATCTACGTCGACAACACCATCCAAGCCATGGCCACGAAGGACGGCTTCATTGCTACGAACTTCATGACAGGCGACTGGCACATTGAGCCCTATGGTTCCAACGTTCTCAACTTTTACAAGAGGAGGTCATAATGGCAGTTACACTTTCAACTAAATGGACACTCATTACGGAGGTTACAGAGTCCCCATCAGACCTCGGCGGTTCAATCTTCAACCGAGTCTATGGCAGAGTAGCAAGTCAGAGCATCACCTCCAATACTACAACAATAGACTACGAGTGGAGAGTTGGCATTCTTTATAATTCGTCGTCAGGTGTTTATAGCAATTACAATAGATCGCATACGTTCACCGCTACAGGAAATACAACTGATAACTATTCCGGCACCTGGTCATTCGGAGGCCGTTATTACACGAAAGGGCAGGAGACAGTAAAGGCTTCCTTCTCGATCACAGTCGCACACGACAACTCTGGCACCTATTCCAAGACCCAGACGATGACCTTCGGCGGATGGAATAACGCAACCAAAACGGCCTCGCAGACCGTCACACTACCCACGATCCCGAGATATTCCACGTTGACAGTGCCGAACTACAACCTCGGGAGCAGTGTCACGGCAACAGTAACACAACAGGCTTCCACGTTCTCGTCTATCGTTTATTATCGTTACCCTTCACTGTCATCGACTTGGGTCGAACTGGGAAGAAGGGCATCTGCTACCACCTTGTCTATCAGTGGAACCCCGACAGATGTCTGCACCTCCATCCCGACTGCTAACTCGATCTCGGCAGAGTTCAAGGTAAGAACCTACACATCGTCGGACTATACTGGCACCTACCTCGAAACCACACCGACCACCACGGTCACGGCTTCCGTGCCGACCTATAGTCCGTCCTGCACGGTTACTTCGGCCACAGAAGGCAATACGGCCGTTTCTAAGGCTTTTCCGTCTCTGGGCGGGTTCGTCATCGGGCAGAGTAAATTGACCGTCACAGGCGGTTTTACGTCGGTCAAGGGCGGTCAGCCTGCTTCTTATGCCTTTACTTACAACGGAAGCACAATGACGGTCGCATCGACTTCAACATCGGCTTCGGCCACGTTCGACTCTGTGGTATCAGGGCAGACATCTGTCTCCCTGCAGGTAACCGACTCAAGAGGGAAGACCAGTTCATCTGCGACCAGAACCATCACTCTGTATAGTTACTCGGCACCGACCGTCAGCATCACTGTCACAAGAGGAAACCTCTCGGGCAGTACCTTCACGGCTGACCCGTTCGGCACGGCAGTGCAGGTGAAGGCCACATGGTCTGCTTCATCAGTGAATAGTCAGAACTCTGTTCAGAGCATCGTTGTCAAGGTCGGTTCGACTACCAAAATCACCTATACACCATCATCACGCACAGGCACGAACGTGATCATCGGTACCTCGACAGGTTACTCAACAGGGTCGGCTTACACGTTCACCGCCACCATCACCGACAAACTGTCGACAGGGACTGGCTCTGCAACGTTGGCAAAGCCTACGCAGACCGCATCAACGATTTCTGTTGCGGACTACAACCTCGGCTCAAGTGTCACGGTATCAGTTACCCAGCAGTCGGCAAACTTCTCCTCGAGAGTTTACTACCGTTATCCTTCCATCTCTTCGTCATGGAACGACCTCGGACGGGCAACTGGAGGAAAGACTCTCAAGGTGACTGGAACACCTTCAAACGTGGCGACCTCAATTCCGTCATCCACTTCTATCACGGCCGAGTTCTTGGTCAGAACTTATCAGACCAATAACTACACGGGGTCATATCTCGACACCACCACTTCAGTGACGGCATCGGTGCCTGCTTCTTATAAGCCGACCGCATCCCTGACCGTCGCAGAGGGTGTTTCAGCCGTTTCTAAGGCTTTTCCGAACTTGGGTGGGTTCGTCATCGGCTACTCCAAAATCAAAGGCACAGGCGGTTTTACGGGCTCCTACGGGAGCACTGCCGTCTCTTATGCCTTCTCTTACAATGGAGTCACAAAGACGGTAAACAACACCGCCACCTCGGTCACGGCTACTTCTGACAACTATGTCGCATCAGGAGCAACCACAGTCTCCCTGACTGTCACTGACTCCAGAGGCAGAACAGGCACGGCATCAAGGTCTATAACTCTATATTCCTACACACCGCCCACCTTGCAGATTGCCCTGACAAGAGGAACCGTCTCGGGTTCAACATTCACTCCAGACGTTTTCGGAACTGCGGTTCGGGTACAGGCAAAATGGTCTTGTGCCTCCGTCAATAGCAAGAACTCGGCACAGTCAATAGTAGTCAATGACGGCACGGCAAACCGTATCACCTACACACCGTCATCGTTGAGTGCAACAAACTGGACGACCATCGGCACCATCTCCAACGTCACCTATGATGCTGGCGACCAGTACACCTTCACGGCTACTCTGACGGATAAACTGACCACCGCATCGGCCACGGCAACGATTGGCACGTCATCAATGCCGCTTTCCCTTTATCATCAGAACGGCCAGGTAGGGGCGGCCGTTGGGCAAATGGCTTCTTCAGCTGAAGCCGGCAAATTCAATTCTTATTTGCCGTCATATTTCACAAAAGAAACCACAATTAAAGACATTTTCAAAATAGATGTTAAGGGAAGTGCAAACAATTATGATACAGACGGATACCGTGAAGTTGTGGTTAATATTTCAACAGCAGAGCTAAAAGAAAAAGATAGCACATTGACTTCATCTTCCGGTGATTCACAATGGCTAACGGCTTTGTTGAAAGTGCTAGTTGAAAAATACCCGTTGGGGCGGAGTGTCTTATATAGGGGCAAAATTTATCCTAACTCTTATGTTTTTTATTCAATCTTTATTTATAGCACAAACGAATTATCAAGCGGTTTGCCAAGGTATGCTTTTGGGTGGTGGCAACATTTCTATAATTTTTATCAAGTAGGCACAAGCAATTACAGCGTTTTTATAAGAGGCGTATCGTTGCTGAATTATAGCAACGTTTCCAACGGCACAACGCCAGCAACATACCGGCCTGCATTGGTGCCAGGGCTAAACGGTGACGGTGCTTTAAGAGCAAGCGATAACTTATATTTTGAAATAGGAAAAGCAAGCGATCAAAACGTAGTATTTGCAATTGGCAAGGCAAATATAAGGGGATATTTGCGGCTATTTGACCATAATAGCAGCTATTATGCCCAAATACGGCCAATAGGCGGATTAACGGCAAACCACACATACGATTTGCCAGACGTAAACGGAACAATTGCTTTAACAAGCCAATTGCCGACAATAGGCACGGCATCAAGCGTTTTCACAAGAACGGGCGGTTTAAACGGTTCAACGTGTGATTATGCAAACCTAAAACGATATGGCAATGTTGTAACCATATACGCAAAATTTACTTGTTCAACAGCGGCAGGAACATCTACTAGCAATAGGGATATATTCACAGGAACAATGAATAATGCAAACTATCCACCGAATGATGTTGAAGCTTTCGCATTTTATGGCACTTCCGCAATTGGTTTACGAATCACGCCACAAGGTGCGGTGACAGTAAGAAACGCTTCCGGGGGTTCGGTCACAATTTCAGACAGCATCTTTTTTAGCGTTACTTATGTTTTATAAAAGGGGGAAACTATGGTTAAAGAAATTGAATACTTCAGAATGCCGTTAAACAGCGTTCACATTACACACAATTACAGCAGAACACATAAGGCCATTGACCTTACAAGCCCAGCAGACGGCAAGAATGCCGAAGTGCTGGCAGTATTTGACGGAACCGTGAACCGGGTTTTAAAATCCGCCAAAACCGGAAATATCCTGGAAATTAAGCACATTTATAACGGCTATGCCTGGTTCTCACAGTTTAAGCATTTAGCAAAAATCTATGTTAAGAAAGGCGACTCTGTAAGAATGGGGCAGGCCATCGCCAAGATCGGGGACACTGGTTCCCTTGCGACAGGAGTCCATCTGCACTATGCACTTTTCAAGATGAAGAAGGGCTCCAGCAAGCCCGTAAATGGCAAGGAAGTGAACCCTCGTTCTTACACCTACCTGTATGATGACCAGACCACCGATGAAAAGAGTGCCAAGTTCTTCAAAAGAGTGTATGGTCTGCCAGTAGACCGCAACGTCTTCAAGAACCAAGTCATAGTGAGAGGAGACCTGAACTGTCGGAAATCACCAGCAGGCAAAGTCTGGGGAGAAACCGTCAACGGGTACTATGACTTTGACCAGAAGAAGAAGAACGGCAGATACTACTGGTATCACATCGGAAGAGGCGAGTGGGTCGCCAACGTCAAGAACAAAGTCGAAGAGACAAAAGGAGAGTAAACATGGACATCAAGCAATATGTAGTTATTTCAATCATGGTTGCGGTTTATCTGATCTGCGAGATCATCAAACCGTTCCTGCAGGAGAAAGACCTCACGAAGTGGCTCCCACTCATTGCAGGCTTTCTGGGGATTGTTTTCAACGTCTGGATCAATATGTCCTTTTCGTTCGACATCTTCCTCAACGGGCTCGCAAGTGGCCTCTCTGCCACTGGTATGAACCAGTTGATCAGACAGACTTCGGGCTACTATGACAAGGTCGAGGAGAACATATCTCCCGACGACCCAGACGATAACCCTGAAGAGGTCTAGCAATGGAGAACCTCACACTCGGTCAGATTGCTGTCGGGTTGGTCTTCATCCTTGGCCTTTGGGTGAGTATTGAAACTATCACCAAAAAGGTCGGCAAGGCCTTTGATAGCAGTCTCGACAAGAAACTAAAACCAATCAATGACAAGTTCGACACCTTCGAGAAGAAGATGGACTCCATCGACATGCAGGCGACCAAGAACTACCTCGTCTCATCACTGGATGACATCCAGAAGGGGAACATCTCGGAAATAAGCCGTGAGAGGTTCTATGAGGAGTTTCGGCACTACACGGAAGACCTCAAGGGGAACTCGTACATCAAGGCACGGGTCGAAAAGTTGAAGAAAGAAGGGCTCCTTTGAGCCCTCTTTTTTTGTGCGTTTTTTTATGCCAAGTTGGGCGCATAGCAGTTTTGCGAAAAAAAGTAAAAAAAATGCGAAAAGGGTATTGAAAGTCGCATATATGCGAATATAATAATAAGTGAGGGGTACCTCAAAGGCACCCCAAGGAGGAGCAAAAATGACAATCACAAAAGCAGAAGTAAAAACCATCTACAACATCGAGATCACAAAAACAGAGGCATACGAAATCGCAATCAAGGCTGACACCGACAGACGGAACTATCTTGAGACCTTCAAGTGGGTCACCGATGCAACCGCCGAAGAGTTCGGCAAAAAGTTCGACACCTTCAACGGCCTGACCGCATCAGAAACCAGTTACCTTGCCGAAAAGTTAGGCTTTGATGGGGTAGTAAACCACGGTTTCCCGAAGGACGGAGTCTGGCAGATGTCAGTCTACAGATATGGCGACCGCATGAACTAGGAGGGAACGCAGATGGAATACACCAGAGTGAGATCATATCTAAACGGGAAGTTCACTGGATGCGAACACATTTATGCACGAGACCAGCAAAAAGCCATCGAGTGGTTCAGGAAAGACTACCCAGCACACAAGATGTGCTTGCTGGTGGTCGAACCCTACGACCCAGAGGATGACCCTGCACACTTCGAGGCCTGCAAGGCCTGCGGATGTGTCCACTACTACTAGCCAAAAGGCTTCCTATAATGTCACCGTTGCACGTTGCCAAGTCGTGATGAAAAAGGCAGAGGCTAGGAAGAAGAGGAAACAATGAACTTCAACAGATTAAAAGGGGCGGTATATGCCCGAGGAATGACCATGCAGGAGATGGCCGAGAAGGCAGGGATCGTGTACTCGACACTGCTCCGCCAGTTCGAGAAGAACAACCTGACGATCACCAACCTGAAAAAAATCAAGGATGTCTTATGCCTATCAAGGGATGAGATCGACTCCATTTTTTTCACAGACGAAGTCGCAGAATTGCGATAGAAAGGAGACCAAAATGCTGAACACAGAAAAGATTTTACACAGGATCGTGAACCGTGTGGCCAATGCCGAGAGGTTCTGGCTGACGGCCTTCGTCATCATGTTCCTGCTGACATGGTTCCTCGGGGTGTAGCCATGCGGAACTACCGAGCCAAGACAAAGGAAGTCCTCAAGGAACTCGAGCCGATACTTGCCGAATACAGAGACCTTGAGAACTGGTGGCAGACAAAAAAAGAAGCCCTCACCACCAAGACAGGAAGACAAGGTGAGAGAGCAAAAAATGACAAGAACAAAATATTACAAAAGTGGGAAAGGAGTCAACATGGCAGAGATCAAGTGGATAAAACTGGACACGTCACTGTTTGATAACCGCAAAATCAAACAGATCAGAACACTCCCTGAAGGGGACTCTCTGGTGGTCATATGGCTCCAACTGATGTGCCTTGCTGGAACGGTCAACGACTTCGGGAAAATCTACTTCACCGATGAGATACCGTACACCGACCAGATGATGGCCACTGCCTTCGGGGAACCACTCACGACCGTGCAACTTGCTCTGACAACGTTCGAGAAGTTCGGGATGATAGACATCATCGATGACATCATCTACATCCGCAACTGGGAGAAATACCAAGCCGTTGAAGGGATGGAGAAGGTCAGGGAACAGACAAGGAAAAGAGTGGCGAACTACCGAGAAAAACAGAAACAACTATCTTGTAACGTTACAGTAACGCAACGTAACGCACTAGATATAGATAAAGATAAAGAACTAGATATAGAAAAAGAAAAAGAAGACTTAACTGAACTAATAAATAAAAAAGGGGGCACCGCAGACTACTCGCAGACCTTCTGGTACTTCGAGGATGAATTCAAACGGCCACTGTCACAGTTAGAGTCGGAACGTATCCTCGGCTATATCAAGGAATACGGTGAAGAAGAAACACTGGATGCCTTACGAAACGCATCAATCGAGAAGAAGGTCAAGTGGCCATACATTGAGGCCATCTTGAGAAATAGCAGAGAGGAGAGAGAAGGATGATGCTTGTTTACTTACTGGCAATGGTCGGAGGTCTGACCATCATCGGTGCCATCATGATGCTCTTTGCCTACATGCTGACAACCTTGGAAAAGGAGGGACGGAGATGAGGAACTTTGATGCTATGAAGGACTTGGACTTCTCGAGCCTCTACACAAAAGAGCCAGAGCCGATGCTGGAAAGCACCATGGTCGAGGCGATCATCGAGAGTCAACTGGACAATACCTTCGAGGAGTATCTGATGAGCCAACACAAGGACATAGGGAAGGTTGAGGAAATCTACAACCACACCGACTATCCCGAACTTATCAGAACCCTGAAGGCTGAAGGCTGGATGGACAGAGCACTGGAGAGGATAGACAAAGACATCAACGAAGAGTCCGACATGAGATGGGAGGCGGACTACTGGCAGACATACATCGAAAACTACATTGAAACATTGGAGGAGAGCAAGAAATGACAAACGAGAAGAAGAAGACATTCGATGAGATCGTGAAGATCAACGTGAACGAGAAGACAGAGAAGAAGGGCAACTTGACATATCTCTCATGGGCTTGGGCATGGGCAGAACTGATGAAGGTATGTCCTGATGCCAAGTACGAGGTCGTAAAGTTCGATGGGAAGCCGTACTTATACGATCCCGATCTGGGATATATGGTCTTCACAAAACTGACCATCAACGGAGAGACACGAGAAATGTGGCTTCCAGTGATGGACAACTACAACAGAGCACTGAAGGCAGACAAGGCGACCATGATGGACATCAACAAGACCATCATGAGATGTCTGGTCAAGAACATCGCAGTCTCAAGTGGCCTTGGCCTTTATCTCTATGCAGGCGAGGACCTACCTGAAGCAGGAGTTCAGAACGAAGAAGTCAAGAACAAGACCTATCGGTCATGGCTGGACACTTACTTCGCAAACCACGAAGACCTGCTGGCACCGTTCCTCAAAAAGTACGGCCTGCAGTATCTGGACGAACTCGACCGCAAGGTGCCTCTCGAGAAAATCGACGAGATCATCACCAACATCAAGAAGACAATGGAGGGATAGGAAATGTTCAGAAACAAAGTGCTACTGGTCGGCAGACTGACCAAAGACATCGAACTAAAGAAGACCACATCGGGCAAGTCCGTCTGCAACTTCTCACTCGCAGTGCAGAAGACCAAGGACGAAGCCATCTTCGTGAACTGTGTGGCATGGGAGCAAGTAGCCACCACACTGTCACAATTCACGCACAAGGGCTCAAAAGTAGGAATTGAAGGGAGAATAGACGTGCGGTCATACGAAGCCCCAGAGGGCGGAAAACGGGTTCTGACAGAGGTTATCGTTGAGACCATCGAACTGCTTGACCCGAAGCAACAGACCACCGACAACGTGGAGACCTATGTGGAACCCACATTCAGTATCAGTGATGACGAACTGCCGTTCTAGGCAGTAGTCATAGAGGGGACGGGCTATCACATCCCGCATAAAACCTCCGCCCGTCTCCTCATTAAGGTGCGCACTTGTGCGCACAAAGTGAAAGGAGAGCAAAAAATGGACATTTTAACAAGACTGACGGCATTGAACGAACAACTGCTTCAAAGCCTGAAATTATACAAACAAAACGGCATCGCACTGGCCGAAGCCGAGAAGGCCTACAAGATACTGCTACGGCAGGAAGCCTTGAAACTACGGGATGAAGGCATGGCCATCGGGATGATAGATAAAACAGTCTACGGCATCCCGAGTGTCGCAGAGGCACGGTTCAAACGGGACTGTGCAGAGGCGGTCTACAAAGCCAATGCCGAGGCGATAAACACCTACAAACTGCAGATAAGAATTACCGAGGGACAGATAGCAAGGGAGTGGGGTGCCAATGATTAAGAACTGGGACTTCAAGGACATGGAGATGGACTTCTCCAGCATGTACGATTACAACAACCACCCGTCAGACATCGACCTGTTCTACATGGGAAAGGACGAACAGGGAGACGATGTCCTCATCCTTGGCGAGATCAAGCAGACCAACGGCCTGTTCAGAGACGGTCAGAGAAGGCTTCTGGAGCAGTTCGCACGGAAGTGGCAGGGGACATCATTCATCCTCTACATCCGCCACAACAAGGACTACAAGAAAGGAGACAGAGCCGTTGACGTTGGGAACTGCCGGGTCGAGGAATACTACTACTCAAAGGCTCACAGATGGGTACAACCGAAGTGCTACCTGACTGTGAGAGACGTCATCGACACTTACAGGAAATGAGCAAGTCACTGATACAGGAAGAACGGCACTGCCTTGTCTGCGGAACTACTCAAGGACTTCATAGGCACCACATATTCATGGGTGCCTACCGCAAGAAGTCAGAAGAGTGGGGATGCTGGTGCTATCTCTGCGGTAAGCACCACAACCTCTCAAACGCAGGAGTTCACTTCAACCACGACCTAGACCTCACACTGAAAAGGGCATGTCAGAGAGCCTTCGAGGAGGAATACGGTCACGACAAGTTTATGGAGATATTCAGGAGGAACTGGCTATGATCACACTACGAGAACTGCTGAACCTTATCAAGAAGGGGCAGGCACCGCACAAAATTATCTACGACTACACGGTCTTTGAATACAAGGAAGGCAGATACCTCGACCGTTTCGGCAAACCGTGGACACTCGACCAGTCGGTCGGAAAAGACCTCGCAACCGTCAAGTGCATCGAGGTGATAGGATGAAGCCGAAATGGAAGACCTGCAGAAAAGGGGTCAAGGGATGCCCGATGGAGGAGCCCGATGCAAGGAAGTGTCCGTTCGGGTATGTCTGGGTAGACGAGCACGACGACTTCGTTCTGAACTGCATAAGCACCACGGAAAAGCCGTTCTGCTTATTGGAGGAAAGGGAAAAGGAGAAAGAAAATGAACCTCAAAAAAGAAACATTACAGGTTTTAAAAGATAACGGAAAGACGGCTGAAGATATTAGATGGGTAGGTGGGAGCAAATATGCAATACCTACAGAATTATTTTGGAAGTTGGCTGATGCCGAATACTATGATGGTTATGGAGCACAAGAAGTAGCAACAGACCTAGTTGTTGTTGGCAATGATTGGTGGATTGAAAGAGCCGAATATGACGGAAGTGAATGGTGGGAGTTTAAAACTTTACCTGTTAAGCCGTTGTTAGAGAAAAATGTTGTTTCTGTTGTAGGCGGTATGTGGAGTACGTTGGAAGAAATAGACAGTGAGTGGGAGAAAGAAAATGAGATTGGTAAATGCAGATAAGTTAGAAGCGGATATGTATCATAACGCTTTTGAGATTGATACTGATTTACAAAAATGGGATAGCGGATGTTGGATTAGATATAAAATGTTTGAAAATGTGATTAACGAACAGCCAACAGTTGAAGCAATACCAATTGAGTGGATGAAGCAGTGGTATAGAAATCGTGGTTGGATACGTAATTATGAGTTTGAAAGAATGCTGAATGAATGGGAGGAAGAAAATGGCAAACAGTAAAGAGACAGTAAGAATTACTTTAGAAGAATACAAAGGGCTTTTATCAAGAGGAATACCGAGCGATAAGGACAAGATGATATTAGATGCTATTTGCGAAATTATCACGGATAATTCTGAAATAGTTGATAGAAATACCTATAATTCAGACTTTAAAGGAGTCCATATTATAAACGCTAATACCTTATTAAAGCAAATATTAACAACAATCTATTTGTTAGATAGAGGTAGATTTATTGATATGTATAAATCACTTGCTAATGAAAAAAGAAAAGATACTATCAATGAAATGAATATGGAATATGTTAGAAGGATTAAGGAATTAAAAGAAAATGAGATGCGATAAATGTGGGAAAAAATTTGAGTCTGACTGGTTGCCACAAGAGGGTTGGCCAAAATATGACATTACTCAAAGGTGCGGTGTTACAAATCATATTAGTAAAATATACCTTTGTGATAAGTGTAGTAAAAAGTTAAAGGAATGGTTGGAGGTTGAGGAGAAAGAAAATGAGACTGATTGATAAAGATAGATTGCTTAAAGGTTCGAATCACTATTGGTTGGAAATGGAAGATTTTGGAGACATAGAGTCAATAGATGTCAGATTTGTTGAAATGGCAGAAGAAGTTAAAGCGATTCCTATTGAGTGGCTGAAAAGGTATGAAATTACCAAAGGGCAAGAAGTACGTTTACAAGATGCTATAAACGAGTGGGAGAAAGAAAATGAGACTGATTGATGCGGAAAAAGTAGTACATGAATATTACAAAAATCCTTCATATCAACAATTATGCAAGGAGATGCATTTTCAAATGGTGAATGGCGTCAGCAAGAATGCATTTGTTCGTCTGTCAGAGAATGTATCAAAATTTATGGTTTAGGAATTGATTGCGATTACAGAATAATTTCTATTGAAGAAATTTAGTTTACTTTATAGCTATAATTTTATATAATATAATTATAATTAGGAGATTTTAATATGCTTAGAGATGAATATACAATCATTAAATGCCCAGTTTGTGGGCAAGAATATTTGCCTAGTGAAATTTTTTACCCAAATGATTTTATTGGTAAACCTACAGAAATTATAAAGGACACATCTGGCAGAATTGAATTTTATTTAGGAGATGACCCGTCATTCGATGAAAATTTTATTTGCGATAATTGTAATACAAGATTAAAAATTCACGCTAGTGTTCATTACAAGGTTGATGTTGACAGTACAGCATTTAATGAAGAATATGTAAGTACTTTTGAAAAACAAGATAAATTAACATTAGAAGAGAGTTCGGTTGAACGTTGGGAGAAAGAAAATGAGACTGATTGATGCGGAAAAAGTAGTACATGAATATTACAAAAATCCTTCATATCAACAATTATGCAAGTTGTTAAATGAAGCACCAACGGTAGAAGCCATCCCGATTGCATGGTTGGAAAAGGAATACCTCGGCGAGATCAGAAGAGCAGGATGCATGCCACGGAGTGAAGTGGTAAAGGAAATCATCGAAAGATGGAGAGGAGAAACAGGTGAGTAAGGAGATATACATCAGCAAGTTCGGGTATTTGACACCCGAGGAACTGTCAGAGAAACTGAAGGAAGTAGTAAAAGAGGAAGAAGAAACCGAAAGGATGATAGGACTGATGACCATGCATCTGGAGAAGAAAAAACGGGATGCACTCAAACTGTGGGACTTATGGGCAGAACTGTCAAAGGCTATGGCTAAACTTGACCTAGAGGAGAAGGAAGATGAAAGACCCAGAGGCTAAACTGAACACTCACATGAGATACACCCTCGGGATGATAGCCGACCAGAAAGGTTTCAAAATGGGACGGCTGACCCTGCGGTTCACGAGTGACGGAATTGGTGAGACGTTGTCAATCAGTGACGAACAGATGCAGTTCTCGGTTCGATACAAAGACGTGGTGGAACTGGTAAAGGAGACAAGGCATGGAAGTAAAAGTAAATCTGGACCTGCTCGATGAAATCGGCCCGAGCAAGGCACTGATGTTCTCCTACCTTCTAGTGAAGCCTTACGCAACCGTGCCAGAGATGGCGGATGACTTGAGACTATGCTCCGTATCCATCACCACAGGTCTGCGAGACCTTGAGGCTCGTGGCTTCATCGAACTGTTAAAACTGAAGAATAGCAAAGGCACTGACAAGTTAGTCGGAGCAAGGATACTCAAACGTTAGAGGGGGACAGAGACCATGAGCAGTATCAGGAATTACAACAACACACTCATTGACCTGCACACCGCAGAACAACGGCTGAAAGTCCTGCAGGAACGCAAGGAGAGCCTGTTCTGGCGGATATGTGGGTCAAAGGGATGGGTCATCCAAGAAGGGGGGAAAGTATCGTCAAAGGCCTCTAAATCATCCACAGAAGCCTTCGTTGAAATGGTGAACACTCCAAGCCTAGAGACAGGCTTCTCACTGAACCAAGAGATCGAGATGGCGGAAGAAGAAGTCCGCATCCTGAAGGCGGTTCTGGAAGTGATGGCCAAGGGCTTCACGGAACTCAAAGGCATCGAGAATAATCTCTACTGCTCGATCGTACTCGATGGCCTGCGACCGACGGAAGCCGTGCGGAAGATAGCCGAAGACAACTTCATGACGGAGGACAACGTGTGGAGGACTTACTATCCGAAGGTCAGGGAACTGCTCCGCAAGATTAAGAAAACATTACAGTGAAATTACAGTAGAGGGGGTGCTATAATGTCAGTGTCGAAGAGTGTCGACAATGCCAGCACATTCTTGAAACCCTTTCCTAGATAACACAGAGGCGACCACACGGTCGTTTTTGTGTAGAGGGATAAGTTATCAAGGGCAAGGCAAACGGCACGCACAAAGCAAACAAAGGAGACAATGTACAAGAGCATCAGAGAGTTCTACAACTCCAAGGAATGGAAGGTCTGCAGGGACACATACAGAGCCTACTGCAAGGGACTCTGTGAGAGATGTCTGGCAAAGGGAATAGTCAAGGCAGGAGATGAAGTCCACCACAAGAGAAGACTAACGGTGAACAACATCAACAGTCCAGAGATCACCACGAACTTCAAGAACCTAGAGTTGCTCTGCAGTGAGTGTCACCAGTCAGAACACAGACCAGACAGGCAGAGGATGTTCCGAAAGTCTCCGAGGCGATACACGGTGGACAGTAAAACGGGCAGGGTAGACCCCCTTCAAACGGAGGAAGACCCCACCCCCTAGGCAC